AGCGCGGACGACGTGCGGGGTGTCCATTCCGGCGGCAGTCTGGGCTGGAGCGATGCGTGCGGCGGCGGCGGCGGCGTTCGCCCGGCTTTATTTTTGGCCCCTGACACTCTGGTATCTGATACAACGGATACAGACGGGGCTTATATCCTTCAATGGAACCAGCCGCCCACCACCCCGTCGTCCATCTCCCACGGGACCCCGCGCGCCGGCCAGAAGTTGACGATCTCCACCGGCGGGTCCACCGACCCGGAGGGGAACGCGATCAGTTATGTCTGGGAACGCCGGGTCGATTCCGGAGCCTACACCCAGATCGGGATCACGTCGGCGAAGTCCATCACAGACACGGTCCCGTCGAGCGGGACAAACTATCAGGTCCGCGTGAAGGCGGTCGACGCGAACGGCGCTGAATCTGCATACAGGACCGGAAACGCCCAGGCCATTTCCTACAACACGAACCCAGTGATCAGCGGAAGCGACCAGAATGTCGGCGCGAAGACGGCCCCGTTCTCCCACCAGTACACCGTCACCGACGGCGAAGCGGCGTCCCAGACGTTGACCGTTACGGAAACCGTGACCAACGGGTCGGAAACCATCACCCTTCGGACCTATACGGCGACCAGCGGCCACCAGAACACGGCGGACCTGTCCGGCGTGTGGCTTCGCCTTTTGACCGGGACCCACGTTCTGAAAATCTATGTCACTGACGGAGCCGGCGGAAGCGCGACCCGCCAGATCACCTTCACCCGAACCGTCAACAGGATCGCCGCGTCCCGCGCGATCTCCACCGACGCGAAGGTGACGAAGGTCTTCCTGTCCTTGTACCCCGCCGACCACCCGGCCGACGCGACCCTTCACGTCGAGGTCACGAACAACCCGTTCGACACGGCCCCTGTCTGGGAGGACATCACAAGCAAGGTCGGAAAGTTCGTCCACACATTCGCAAATACCACCGTCGCGTCGCCCGACTTCGGCCTGGCCTATCGCTTCTATCTGACGAAGGGAACCCAGCAGATTGAAGTGATCCAGGCGACGATCCGGTTCGCATAAAGGAGGGAAAGCCATGTTTGATCCGAAAGACTGTGATCACGTCAGCATGAAGGAAGCCCAGGAACGCGAAAAGGCGAACCCGCTGACGGAGATCGCCAGGGCGACTTCGATCGCCTTCGTCCTTATGGCCGAAGCCGGCCAGATCGACGACGTCACCGCCACAGAGAACGCCGGACAGTTCGCGGCGTGGAACTATCCGATCCGATACGACGCGGGCCAGATCAGGCGCGACCCCCTGGACGGCAACCTGTACCGCGTCAACGAAGGCCAGGGCCACACTTCACAGCAAGGGTGGAACCCTTCTTTGACCCCGGCCCTGTGGTCCAAAATCGGCGACCCGGCCGAGGAATGGCCGGCCTGGTCCCAGCCCCTGGGAGCGCATGACGCATACAGCGCCGGCGACAAGGTCAGCCATAACGGCAAACGCTGGGTGTCTGACCTGGACGGGAACGTCTGGGAGCCTGGGACTTATGGGTGGAGCGAAACCACCTGAATATGAGAAGGGCGGGGAAACCCGCCCTTCTCTATACCCTGAAAGGAGAAACCACCAATGACAGAAGGGATTCTGATTGCCGTCCTGTCCCTACTTGGGACCCTGGGCGGGTCCTACTTCGCGAACAGAAAAAGTTCCGCCTTGATCGCCTACCGCCTGGAAGAACTGGAAAAGAAGGTCGACAAACATAATTCTGTGGTCGAACGAACCTACGGCCTGGAAGAAGCCCAGGCCGTCCTTGAAGAAAAAATCAAGGTCGCGAACCACAGGATCGAAGACCTGGAGAACAGGACATGACCGGCGGAAGACACGCGAAAAAGCGGGAGTTTTCGAAAGTCATCATTTCCACCGTGGGGGCGGCCACGATCGTCGTGACCGCCTTCACCCTGGTCATGGTGTGGAGGACCGGCGACACGTCGCCCCTTGCCTATCTGATCCCCGCTGTCTTCGCCGAAACTGCGGCCGCGACCGGCTTCTATTATTCGAAAGCAAAAGCAGAAAACCGGATCAAACTTCGGAAGAAGTATGGCCCGGAAATCTACAACGACACAAAGGAGGTATGACCCTATGTTTAACAGTATCGTCGGAAACCTGGTGAATATCGGCTGGTCTATGCTGATCTTCCTGTCTGCATACCTGGCGAACGTCACCTTCTCCCTGTGGTACAACATCAAACTTCTTCACGAACCCTTTGACCGCGAAAAGTTGATCAACAGCGCCTACAAGATCGCGACCTTCGTGATCGGCCTGACCCTGTTGTGTGTGGCCGTGACCACGCTTCCCCTGTTTGCGAACGAAGTCGGCTGGGAAATCCCCCAGGAGTACACCGACCTTTTCGCCGACCTGGTGATTATAGGCGCGGTTCTTCTGGTGTCCTGTAAGTACATCAAGGAAGCCTTCGTGAAGTTCAACGCGATCCTGAACGCCGGCACGTCCGACGCCCAGGAAAAAGAAAAGGAAGTGATCGACTATGAGTAACAGCCCGCTTGTGGACTATACCCGCATTTCACCCAATAAGAACAGCCCCAGAAACCACAAGATCGACACGATCACAATTCATTGTGTGGTCGGCCAATGTACGGTCGAAACCCTGGGGAACATCTTCGCCCCTACTTCGCGCCAGGCGTCTTCGAACTATGGCGTCGGAACCGACGGAAAGATCGGAATGTATGTGGAGGAAAAGGACCGGTCCTGGTGCAGTTCCAGCGCCGCAAACGACAACCGCGCCGTGACGATCGAGGTCGCCAGCGACACCAAACACCCCTACGCAGTAAATGACAGGGCCTTCGCCGCGCTTCTTGACCTTGTGACCGATATTTGCAAGCGGAACGGGATCAAGAAACTTGTGTGGTCCACCAAGAAGGCGGACCGCATGAACCACAAAAACGGCTGTAATATGACCGTTCACCGTGACTACGCGAACAAGTCCTGTCCCGGCGACTATCTGTATAACCGACACGGGGAGATCGCGGCCGAAGTGAACCGCCGCCTGGGCGTGACTGACACCGCGCCCGACGCCGGAGCCGGCCAGGGCGTGACCGTCTACACCGTGAAGAAGGGCGACACCCTGTCCGCGATCGCGGCGAAGCATGGGACCACCTACCAGAAGATCGCCGCCTACAACGGGATCAAAAACCCGAATGTGATCCGCGTCGGCCAGAAGATCAAGATTCCGACCGCGACCGCGCCGGAGTCCTTCGCGAAGGGTGACAAGGCGAAAGTCCTGAACGCTGTCACCTACGACGGAAGGTCCTTCAAGACCTACTATGACGTCTACGACGTGATCGAGGTCAGCGGCGACCGCGTCGTGATTGGCGTCGGTTCCACCGTCACCGCGGCCGTCAAGGCCGCCAATCTCCACAAGGTATAACAGAAAGGAGGGCGCGCCGTGAGCGTGAAAAAGAACGACCTGATCCAGTATATCGGCGGCCTTCAAGCCCTGACTGACGAAGTCCCGGAAATCATGTCCAAGATCGCAGTCGGCGAAGGCGTGTACGCCGTGAAACAGGCCCGCCTGATCTGTACGACCGACGTTCCGGACATCGTCAACACCGGCGACTATCGGCGGAACTGGAAAAGCGACCAGACCGCGAAGCGCGCCGGCCGCCGGTACATCGTTCGATTTTATAACCCCCTGGACTATGCCGGCCACCTGGAACACGGATTCCGAAGTCACTTTGTCCCTGGTCATTGGGAAGGCCACACGTTCGTCTATAACCGGGACGACCCGGAAGGCGGAATGTTCGTCGGCCCGAAGGGCGGCTATGTGCGCGGCCATTTCACCATGAAACGAGCCGTCAAGCGGACGAAAGACAGCCAGCAAGCCAGAGTCAGCCGGAAGATTACCAGAGAAATCAACAAGCGCATGAAATGAGAAAGGCGGACGGGAAGCACCCGTCCGCCTTTTTTCTATTTTCTGGCGACCATTTCAAGGACCTTCGCGAAGTGGCCCTGTTGCGTGACCGCCAGTCCGTAAGACTTCGACCCGGCCTGGATTAAAAGCCGCCCGCCTTCCGGCGCGATCGCGGAGATTGCCGACAGTTTACATTCGAATCCGTTCTGTTCCGCAAGGAACACGATCCGCCTGTTCGTCAGAATCAAGCGGCCGGCGAAGGCGTCCGTGACGTCGTCATAGACCGTCTGACTGGCCCCGCCGCCGGATCGAACGGACACGCCCTTCGCGACGCGGACGCTGATCCCGCCGCCGCTACCAGTCCGGCCAACAGCCTTCTTCTTCGTGATATAACGCCGCGCCGGCGCGAAGAAGTGGGCCTGTTCGCCTTCTTCCAGGATCACAGGGACAGAAGACAGAACAGGGAGTCCCCCCGCCTGTATCTGTTGAAGGTCCTGGTCGGACATATACGTTTCGTTCCTGTTTTCCTGTTCCGACTTCTTCCTGGCGCTTGCCTTCGAGCCGCGCCAGAAGCACAAAACAGCCAGGACAAAGAAGATCGCCGCGATCCCCCATTCGATCCCCGTCTTATACTCCGCCGGCGTCGTGGCGGACACAAGCGCGGCCACGCCGGCCAGGATCAAGGTCAGAACGCCACCAATTTTCCAGCCCATTTTTCATTCCTCCCTTTTTGAAATTATGGTTCATGCCAGTAATATAATACCATAGTTTATGGTAACTTCAAATAGAATATTGAACATGACCATACCCAGGGAGGAACCTATGAAGAATTTGGGCTATTACGGCCGGCGGAATGTCTGTGGGGAGCGCGTCAGAATGGCACGTCTGGCGAAGCGCATTTCACAGGAAACCCTGGCCGCAAAAATGCAAACAAAGGGCGTGAACATAGCCCAGGACGCGATCAGCAACATCGAATCAGGCGCGCGCCTGGTCATGGACTACGAACTTCGCGCCTTCGCTTCCGTTCTTCAAGTACCCATTGAAGACCTACTGGACCCGGAAGAAGAATGATCCCACGGAAGAACCGTGGGATTTTTCCTGTTGACATTACGTCCAAAATGTCGTAATATTAAAGCAGAACAAAAAAGGAAGGCGGAATTGATATGAAATCCGGAAGCACCAGAAGCGAAACCAAAGTCGCGCGCTTGCGCTGTGAACGGGGGCTGACACAGGCCGCCCTGGCGGAAAAAACCGGCGTCAATATCCGCGCGATCCAGAGGTACGAAAGCGGGGAACGAAAAATCGAAGGCGCTTCCCTGACCGTTGCCCTACGGATCGCCGACGCCCTGGGCGTCCACCCGCGCGAACTTATTTGAACATACACACGAAGGCCCCACCCTTGCCATAACAGCGAGGGCGGGGCCTTTTTCTTGCTATAAGGGGGAAATACACATGGCAAAGCGACGCAGATTCAGACATCTATCCTGGAATGACCGCCTTCGGATCGAAGCCTTCTTGAAGTGCGGAAAGTCTGTCCAGGAAATCGCCGACGAAATCGGCGTTCACAGGAACACCATATACAACGAATTGAAGCGGGGGCGTTATACCCACAGAAATTCAGACTGGACCGAAGAAGAACGGTATAGCCCAGACATAGCCGAAGCCGCATACCGTGAACACCTGGCCGCGAAGGGGCCAGACTTGAAGATCGGGAAGGACTATCGACTGGCCGAATACATTGAACGCCGGATCGTCGAAGACGGATATTCCCCGGCGGCCGTCCTGGGCGAAATCAAGGTGAAGGGAATCCAGTTCAATACAACGATCTGTGAAGCGACCCTGTATTCCTACATCAAGAAGGGCGTGTTCCTGACCCTGGAAATGGTTCACCTTCCATGCAAGGGGAAGCAGAAGCGGCCCTACACGAAGGTCAAGAAGAACAAGAAGGCCGCCAGGGCGTCGGCCGGAAAGAGCATTGAGAAGCGTGACCCGGAAATCGACACCCGCGAGGAAGTCGGACACTGGGAAATGGACTGTGTCGAAGGCAAGAAGAAGACGAAGGAAACGCTTCTGGTCCTGTCTGAACGTAAGGCCCGGAAGGAAATCATGATCAAAATGAAGGACCAGACCGCCGGAAGCGTCGTCGCGGCCCTTGATCGCCTTGAACGCAGATACGGAACACTTTTCTACAAGATATTTCAAACGATTACAGTTGATAACGGAAGCGAGTTCGCCGACGTCGAAGGACTGGAACGGTCCTGCCGCCGGAAGGGTAAGAGGACGACGGTCTTTTACTGTCACCCGTATTCTTCCTATGAACGCGGCACAAATGAGAACATAAACAGAATGATCCGGCGCTGGTTCCCAAAGGGGACCGACTTCGGCCAGGTCCCGAAGAAGGCGATCCAGGCCGTCGAAGACTGGCTGAACGCCTACCCGCGCGAAATCCTGGGCTTCCGGTCCGCTGACGAAGTCTTCGCCGAAGGTCTGGCCGCCCTGGGGTAAAAACTTTTTTAAGGTTTTTTACAATTTAATCTTGACTTTTGCGTATTTTTCTGTTTTGTTTTTCGTTTCGAATTGTAAACCTTTTCGCAAATCCAAAGTTGACGCAGCGTTTGCAGTCTGCCATACTGGGAGTATGGCCGCTTTGGGCCAGAACGTATAGGAGGAACAA